TCTTCATCTTCCATATCAATTACTCTAAGGTTGCGAGTAATTACTGGAAGATCAGGCATAACGTCTTTACGTTCATGGCGAAGAAATATATCTTTACAATATTCTTTAAATTCAGGTATGCGACGAGGAATAATTCCTCCGAGTTTACGAAATCCGCCGGAGCCGATGTAAGAATCGACCCATCGGTAAATAAAATGAGAATAAGAAGGAAATTTAGTTGGAGCGATTATGTTGAGGATAGTAAAGAATTCACTTCCATTGTTTTTGAATGGAGTGCCGGAGAGTGGAATAATTGCTTTTTTGTCTTTACAGATTTCTTTAACAGCTATTGCCCTTTTACTAGTAGGATTTTTAATAGCTTGACATTCATCAATTACTACTGTATTAAAGTTAGTTAGTAATATTTGCTTCATCATATTCTTGACTAAATCAAGTGATATGATAGTAATTGGCATTCCTAAAATGGGTTCATTAGGTTTATTAATTATCTGTGGGATAATTTTACCATTGGACCAGTCAATTATTTCTCTAGTCCATTGTAGTTTTAATCCGGCTTTAACAAGAATAAGGGCAGGGAGATATTCAGGATAAGTGAGAAGAAAACAAATAGCAGATGGGGTTTTTCCTAATCCCATTTCATCAAATATTCCAAATCTCCCATCATTATCTGCAATTGCATTTACGTTATCACATTGAAAGTGATATAATTGCTTACCACTTATACTTTTAATATCTCCTGCGTCTTTTAATTCAGAACGAGGAATAGTTATTATATGACCGCATTCGTATTCGATCATACGTTCATTAGGGAAATCAATTCGAGACTTCTCCTGAATTATCTTTCCACAATAAATACATTTTTGAATTAGTCTGGCCATATTATTTTTCTATTAATTAAGGGAGATTTTTGAGATAAGCATTTATAGTTTCTTGTTTATGTTCTTCACAAGCATAGATATCTGGTGCCCAATCAGGAATTACTAGTATAGAAGCAGATTTATTACATTCTTTTTTACTACATTTAGTTTCTAACATTGTTAAAATTTGACCTTTTGAAGAGATAAAGATTCTTTCCATTTTATTTAACTTCCCTTAAATAGTCCCTCTACTAATAGTAATGCCTCTCTGGTAATTAAAATCAGAGAGGCATTTTGATTACTTTTCAGTGATTACTAGACTTTCGTCATCACCTAAAATACGTGTATATTCGTTAGATTCATTTTGTTTGATGTAATATAGAGTTTTTCTATATACATTAAAGCGAATTCTATTGCAAAGTAGAGTAGAGACATGACTGTATGCATTGTGAATTGTAACTCTCATAGTTATATTCCTTTCAAATAAGCTGAATTAGACGATTTCTCGAATTTTACCAATTTCTTCTTTCGTGTTTCGTCCGCCGATCTGTTCAAGTAATTCTAAACACTTAATATGAGCAATTCCCATTGCTCTGAGTCCTTCGTAAGATTTCTGAAGGGCTGATTTAATTTCTTTGAAAGGTTTGGGATCTTTGTTCACTTGATAATGTAGTGAACTTTCGTATAAGGCTTGATTATCTACTCCGCTCCGGCGGCGTTTCTCTACATCTATGACTTGCTTCTCTACGTCTATTCTGTATTGGAGTCTGTTGAGATAATGAATTCGCTCTGCTAATTCAGATATCGTCATGCCAGCGATAATCGGAGCCCTTTCGTTGAAAAACTCCTGCCATGAATCCGGCTCAGGTGATTTAGGGGAGATATCTATGTTGTCAGCGGATTCGATGGGAGTATTGACGGTTATGATTTGAACTTGGCAGATAGGACAACTAGCTTTTCCGCGTTTTTCGGGATATGTCGTGTTGCAAGTTTCACATAAGATCCGGCCCGGTGGGATGGGAGAGATTTGATTATCTAGTTCTTTTTGTTCTTGTTTCGCCGAGAACTTTTCATCAGGCTTTTCAGGCTTGGGAATCCCATATGTCCTGTAGTCAACGCCACATAAGGGACAAGAAGGTTCGTTTCCGATGAGTTGATAATTACACAATCCGCAATTCATAAATTCTATTCTCCGTTATTTGTCCATTATTCGTTAAGTATTTCATGAGGTTTGGTCCAGTATTCGTTGACCCCTCGGTCTGTAACCTCCTGAGACGCCTAGAGTTGACGCAGGACGGATGAGCGGAGCCCCTCCCTAGTCATAATATACGCCTCCGCCCCTCGTTTGTCAAGTGTGTAAATCTTACATGGTCAGTGTAAAAGTTACATGGTGTCAATAAATGGAGTGTAATATATACATATATGATGATATATATATGATGAGGTAAGGACACTAAGTAACTTTTACACTGTAAGATTTACATACTGACAGAATGGCAGACGGGCATGGAGGTATGTATTTTAGGGAGAGAGAGAGTCTGCTGAGGAAAAGCTTGTAACCCCTTATCAGGCAGGGACTTAGAGAGATATACCCCGACCAATAATGGGCAAAATATGGCCAAAATCTTATGAAATAAGGGACGAATAATCAAGAATAGAATTATGTTATGTTGGATTGAAAAGGGATTGATTATCCGCTACAGGGGAAAACGGATAATCAATTAGATAGGTAGGAAAGACTACACGAGAAGCTTGACAGCTTTCTCGATTGCAGCGCCCGCATCCTTCGAGGATACAGGAATGGGAATTGTTGAAATGATCTTCTCGGCAGCGGCTCCGGCGGAAAGTTCTACTCCGAGTTTGGCCATTGACTTAACCATATCTCGAATCATTCCGGCCAGAACAGTAGCGATATTCGTGTTCAGTTCGAGACGAATCGGCGCTACTTGATAATTCGTGAAAAAGGCATTCAGAACTTTCAGGACTTGTTCCGCCTTGCCTCCGAGCGCCTGAGTTGCTTCAGAAATTGAGGATGCGGTCTTTACCGAAACATCCTTTGATCCCTTATCGCCCTTGACAGTCTTGACTTTTGTTGCGGTCAAGGCGTCAAGATTGATTTCGACGGTTTTCTTGCGAGCCATATTGATTCTCTACTAGTATCGGACTGTTGACTCCTGGCGACACGTCCGACAGTCGCCAGACCCCTGTATTCTGTTATCAAAGAGCGTCGACGTGTATACTGTCAATATAGGCCTAGGGAGCGAAAAGTCAAGGGGCTGAGCAAGTTTATTTACTATGAACTTTTTACATAGCGTCATCGGTCTGACCCTGCCTTATCAGGCTCGGATGTTTTTAACAAGATATAAACAAGTAAATTGAAATTGTTGAAAGCCTATTAATATCGTTTCGGAGTATCCTACTATCATCCTAAAGATCTACGCTCTCAGACTATCGTAGTTCGTTGTAGGGGTATATATTAATAAGTTAGTAGATAGATTTAGCATGATGATATGAGTGTAAGATAATCATATTTATTTATTCAATTACAATTTTGTTTCTTATTTATTTATCAACCTATTAGATAAGACCCCCGGTATGCCCAATCTGGATAGGTTCCCCGAGCGCACGGCGGGGAGAGTATCAACATCCCTCTTTATACCTCATAACTACAATCAATAAAACAAAAACAAAATCCCTATTAGAAAATTAAATAATAAAAGGTAAGAAGAACAAAAATAAAATGAGAGTTTTCAGGTGATGAGCTTTATATGATGGGTTGGGATATGTAAAAATGGGCGAGAATACGCCCTTGACACCCGGCCCATCCCTGCCTATATTAGAGGGGAAGGGGTTTGTCTATTTGATTAAAAGGGCCGAAAATGATTAACAATGACGACTTAGATTTAATCATGAACTCTAATCATAACCTAATTAATCAATTAGGTTTAGGTTCTTTTCCGTCTTCTTCGTCTCCTTTGCCTGAAGTAACACGAATAGTTAATGGAGAAGTTTTAGATAAAGTAACTGATAAGTTACATAAGAGCAATGGTCATTCTTTTCATGAAGTCCCTCCAGCTATTCAAGAATTAATAGGAATATCTGCAAATATAGATGGTCCTAGTGTTGCTGCACGTGAATTTGGTGTATCTGTTCAAACAGCAACTAAATATAGAGACAATAAAACTAATGAAGAATTAAGAGATAAGATAGAAAGTCAATTAACAGATATACGTGATACTGCCATGGAAAAGCTTATGTTATCTCTTGGTGTAATTACTCCTGAAAGTATGAATGGAATAAAGCCAAAGATAGCTAGTGATATAGCTGCGAATATGAGTAGAGTTGTAGAGAAAACATTACCTAAAGATCGCGGCGCTATTAATGCTCCAACAATTATATTTTATGCTCCTCGTCAAAGGGCTGAAAGTGATTTTGAAGTTATTGAAGTAAATAATCCTGCTGGAAATTAGGGCTAGTTTAAGTTAGTTGGATAGTTTTGTGGAAAGACTGATCCTCTCTTTTAAGAGATATAACTTACTAGCCCTATCCTTTTAAGTAAATAAAATGCCTAAATCTTATATGTATCCAACTTCATCTTCTAAACTAAGTGGCTTGGGAGATTGGGCATTAAATCAATGGGACATATTAAAACAACAACCAGTAATTAAAACTGCTGGTGTAATTAGTGATATTGCTGATAAACTTTATAGAGGTAATACAAGCGAAGAAGAAGGATGGAAAATAGCTGGAGTTCCTTTTTCACCTGGGGCGGCCCCAAATATAAAAGACTATACTGCTAAAATAGATAAGGCATTATCTTCTTATGCAACTGCAAAATCACGAATACCTTCTTTCCCTCCTACTAAAGAATTTCTAGCAAACAAAGCAATAGAAGATAATTACTATAAAGAAATATTAGCACGTCTTAATTATCCTCAAGATACTAGAAGTATATTTAAGCTTAGGGGATTAGGTAAATAATATGCCTGATCAAGAATGGAAACCAAGTAAACGTCAAGAAGATTTTATTTCACTACCTTATTCTGTGTTTGAGGCTTTATACGGTGGGGCGGCCGGAGGTGGAAAATCAGAAGTATTATTTCTTTTTCCCATAATTACTAACCTTTATCGCCATCCTAAATTTAAGGGTTTGTTAATGAGAAGGACTTCTCCTGAACTTGAGAAGTCTCTTATTTTACGTTCACAAGAATATTATCCTTCAACAGGTGCAACATATAATAAACAAAATCATAGATGGACATGGCCTCATGGAGCAATACAAGATTTTGGTTATGCAGAATATGAAAAAGATGTTCGTAAGTTTGATACTACAGAATATAATTATATAGGGCTAGATGAAGCTACATCATTTACTGAATTTCAAATACGATACATGACATCTCGCTGTCGTTCATCTGCGGAAAATTTACCGGCTTTGTTTCGTTTAGCTTCAAACCCGGGAAACGTAGGGCATGGATATGTTAGGCAAAGATATGTAGAACCTGCTATATTTGGATATAAAATAATAATAGATCCATTATCTAAAAGTAAAAGAATTTATATCCCTGCTACTGCATTTGATAATCCTGCGTTAATGCATTCTGATCCATTGTATGTAGAACGTCTTAAATTACTTCCTTTAGCTGAAAGAAAAGCAAAGTTAGAAGGTGATTGGTGGACGTTCCTTGGTCAGGCATTTACTGATTTTAGAATTTGTAGACTACCTGATGAACCTGAAAATGCTGTTCATGTAATTGAACCATTTAAAATTCCTGAATGGTGGCCACGAATTTTAGCAATAGATTGGGGATTTTCTGCATTAACATGGGCCGGGTGGGGAGCAATTAGTCCAGAAGGTAAATGTTATATTTATCGCGAATATGTTGGTGAAAGAGAAAATATATCTACTTGGGCAACAAATGTAGGAAATTTAAGTAGGAATGAAAATATAGTTTCAGTAGTATTAGATTCAAACGCATGGGATTCGCGTGGTGAAGAACATTCAGTAGCTCAACAATTTGAAGAATATTCTAAACTCAGACCCGTCCCGGCTGAGAAAGGTAAAGGTTCTAGAGTTTCAGGTAAAATATTATTACAAGAATTTCTTAGATTTACTCCACGTCCTATTTTACCATTAACTGAAATAAAATTTGATCAAGAATTTTCTGATAAGATACTTAGAAATTTTGGATTAGATAAATATAAAGAATATTTACAGCAGTTTCAACCTCAGCAACCTGAAACTAATTTACCACGATTACAAATATTTAATACATGTGTATATCTTACTAATACAATTCCACTCTGTGTTTATGAAGGAGCAAACTCAGATGGGATACCAAGTGAAGATGTTGCTGAATTTAAAGGTGATGATCCATATGATGGTGTTCGTTACTTAATCAGAGCCGTTGACTCTTATGTAAATTCAGCGAAGGATGAGTATGAAAAGCGTGAACGTGTATCAGAAGTCTTACGTAAATTTGATACGAATCAGAATCAGACTTATTTGCATAGGGCGATGGAGAAGCTTGAAGCAAAGGGTAAAGCAAATTTATTTGGAGTTCGTAGGGGTTATCGAAAAGGTGTTTACTCACGAATGCATTAATTGTATTAAAAAAGATATTGAGATAAATATGTTAAATTTTGAAGTATGTGATTTAGTTAATCGTATAAGAGAAATGCAAAGTAAAATCCCTATAAAAGAAACTGAATTTAAACCTATAGGTAAAAAGTTTGTCCCTTGGTCTAAAGTTCAAGCTCAATTAGAACATAAACATATTCGCAAACCTGATTCTTCTTTACCTATTGTTTCTATTACTACAAATGATTTAATAAAAACTTCTGACGATCTTGATATAAGAAAAACTACATAGGAGTAATAATGGCTTTAATCGGATTAGGCGGTTCGATAAGCGGTTCAGGAACTACACCGGGAATAGGTAATCCCTTATCTCAAAGAGCTATAAAGAAACCAAGACCTATGAATAACACAGGAATGAATAGATTTTCTCAAGCTAAGCGTGGATTTCAAGCCGGCCCAAGTGCTATGGGAACTAGTACATTTAATTCTATTCAACCTCAAACATCAGCGCCGGTAATAAATCCTATGGCTGGTGCTATAAATAAAATGGGAAGTCAAATGCCACAATTTGATCCATCTATTTTAAATAGATCACCCGAGCCGGCAATTAATCCTATGATTGAAAATATGAAGGGATTAGGTTCTATACCTTCTCCTTCTCCTATAAATTCAACAGTAGGACTAGAACAAATAGGATTAATGGATCCAAATAAATATGTTCCACCAACAGGAGGATTTATTGGTGGAGATATGGTAAATAAATTATCACAACCTGAACCAGATATACAAAATCAATTAGGACCAATAGCACAGGACGCAATAACTCCTGATGGTTATAATAAATATAATCGGAGATTTAGAGATGTATTTGGGGGATAATTTATGAAAAATAAGTTATCTCTAGAAATGATCTCTGCTCTTAAATCTGTTGTAAGTGATATACAACGAGAAGATGAAGAAGTTTATTATAAACATTTAGCGTTATGTAAAAAGTCAGAACTGTTTTGGAATGGAATACAACATATATTTTGGGATGATTCTGCACATGATTGGCGTTTACCATCTCAGGTTGATGTTGATTTAATTGATGAAGCTTTATATAATCGTGTTATTAATATTTATAAAGCTCATGGTGAATCAGTTATTGCAGCATTATCAATAGAAGTTCCTAAAGCATTATTCTTTCCGGAAGATGCTGATAATGTTGATGATGTAACTACTGCTAGAGCTATTAGAAATATAGCTGAATTAATACAGCAGCATAATAAAGCTGATCTTATTTTTATTCATGCTTTATATATTCTTTTTAATCAAGGGTTTGTAGGGGGATATAATTATCCAGATCAAAATAAAAAATATGGAACTGTTCCAATTGAACATTATAAAGATATAGAAGTTGAAACAAATCAAAATATATGTCCTATGTGTGGAGAATCTATATCTGAACCAAGTGATGAAACAGGTAATGTTATTTGCCCATCATGTGAAAATACAGTAATACCTGAACAACAGTCATTAACTGAAACTAATCAGGTATTAGATAAAATTGAGCTACGGCCGAAAATTCGTAGAAAATTAGAGGTCTTTGGGCCACTTAATATCAAAGTTCCTTTTTATGCAAAGAATCAAGATTCATGTGGATACCTTATGTTATCTACTGAGTCTGATGAATATGCTGTAAAAGATGTATATCCTGATATAAACATTCGAGGATCAGTTGATACAACTCAGTATCAACGATGGTCTCGAATGGCAATGAATTATAAAGATTTTGATCCTATCTCTCTTGTAACTATTCGTAAGGTTTGGTTACGCCCATCCCAATATAACAGATGTGTTGATGATATAAGAGATCAATTAAAGAAAGATTATCCTGAAGGTTGCTGCATAGTAATGGCAGATGAAGAATTTGCTGATTTAGTTGACGAAGAATTAGATGACCATTGGACATTATCAATTAGTCCTTTATCACTTCATATTCATGCCCGGCCCATTGGAGAATCTTTATTACCTGTTCAAGAGATGAGTAATGACTTACTTAATTTAGAATTACAGACAATAGAACAGGGAATTCCTGAGACATTTGCTGATTCTGAAGTATTAGATTTTGAAAAGTATTCTACAACTGAGAATCGGCCGGGGATGATTTATCCTGTAAAAGGGCGTTCAGGAATATCTATTGAGAGTTCATTTCATACATTAAGAACAGCTACTCTTAGCCAAGAAGCAAAAGAATTTAAAGCAGGGTTAGAACAAGCGGCTCAATTTGTAACTGGATCTTTTCCATCTATATATGGTGGACCTGCATCATCTGGATCTAAAACATTAGGTGAATATGCAATGTCTCGTAATCAGGCATTGCAAAGATTATCTACTGTATGGAAGATGATGAGTTATTGGTGGTCTGATTTTATTGGTGCTGCATCTATATCATATATTGATGATATGCTTGAAGATGAAAAGTTAGTTAAATATGAAATGAATTCTTTCTTTAATGTTTGGATTCGTAAAGCTGAATTAACTGGTAAGGTAGGTAATATAGTTCCTGAACATTCTGATAAGTTCCCAATATCCTGGTCACAGAAACGGGATACTTTGGTTGAACTTTTAGGATATCAGATTCCTGAAGTTAGTTCAGTTGTATTCTCCCCTGATAATGCAGAAATGATTACTCAGACATTTGGATTTAGTGGTATTATAATACCAGGTGAAAATGATCGCATCCGTCAGCGTCAAGAAATTAATGAATTAATAGTAAGTCAACCACAAGATAATGGTCAAGGTATGATGATTCCATCTATAATGATTGATCCTGATGTTGATGATGATGCTGTTCATATTCAAACAATGCGATCTTTCTTAGTTAGCCCAATAGGATATGAGCTTAAAACTATTAATCAAGCAGGATATGAAAATTGCCGTGCTCATTTGAAGATGCACGAAATGAATCTACAGATGAAGACTATGCAGCAATCAGCAAATACAGTTCCGGGGCAAAATCCAGATACTAATGCTCCGAAAGTAGTGGAGTAATAAATGGCTGAACGAATTAATACAGGAGTTCCGTTATTAATATTTGATGCTAAAGTTCCAGGAGCAGGAGTTTTATCGGATGTATATGGAGTTCCAGAAAATGATAAACATACTTCATATACGTTGACCTGGAGAACAAAATTTGCAACTAATCCTACGGCAGTTAGTATATCAATTCAGCAGGCATTAAATGATGTTGCGGCAGAATTTGCTGCTATTGATACTTCAACATATATAACTGATGGTGAACAAAGAATATTTTACCCATTTACTGGTAGATTTATTAGGGCTATTATTAATTCTCATACAGGTGGAACATTATATACTGTTGAGGTAATGTTAACATGAGTATAAATGCTAATGTTGTCGTTACTGGTAGATTATATGGAACAGTTATAGTAGATTATTTAACTGTAAATAATAATATTGTTTTACCTGCTACTACTCCTGGAGGAACTAGTGGAATTTATACTGGTGCAACTGGACTTATTAGAATATTTACTCCTGCATTAGCAGCAGGTGGTCAGAGTTTAGGTAATAATTTATTTGTTGGAAATTCTGGTAATTCTACGATGAGTAATGGTGCAGGATCAGTTTATTTAGCATCTAATAATACTGTTGTTGGATTTGGTGGTTTGAGAGTAGCTACTACAGCAATGTTTAATACTGTTGTTGGATCAGGAGCATTATATGCTAATACTACAGGATATGATAATAATGCTTTTGGTTGTAATGCTCTTGCTGCTAATGTTGGTGGATATGCAAATACAGCTATTGGCACAAATTGTTTGCAAACTAATGTATCAGGAGTTAGTAATACAGGTATAGGAGAACAAGCACTTTTAGTTAATACAGCTAGTTATAATACAGCTATTGGCGATAACTCCATGAGGACTACAACTACTGGAGCAGAAAATACTGCTGTTGGAATGGAGTCATTATATTATAATCTTGCTGGACAACGAAATGTTGCTGTTGGTTTAGCAAGTTTACATGCTAATACTAGTGGATCTTATAATGTTGGAGTTGGTTGGAATGCTCTTCTTTCTACTACTGTTTCTGGAGAATGCACAGCGTTAGGAGCTGATGCACTTAAACTTGCAGATGGAATTAGGAATGTTGGAGTAGGATGTTCTTCTGGATCAAAAATTTCATCTGGGACTGCAAATACTATTATAGGTGCTTATAGTTTTGATAATCTTACTACTGGTGGGCAGTGTGTATCTGTTGGATATGATAATAAAGCGTCAGCAATAAATGCAAATAATGAAATTGCTATTGGAGCTAGTGTTACAGGAGCTGGATCAAATACAGCTGTTATTGGTAATGTTAGTGTTACTGATGTTTATTTTGGTTCTGTTACAGCAGCAGCTAATGTTCGTGCAGCTAAATATTATTCTGGGGCAACACCTGGAATTAGCACTACTGTAACTACAGCATCATTAGTTGGTAAAACTATTACATTTGTTAATGGTATCATTACCGGATTTGCTTAAGGAGAATAAATGAATCCGATATCAATCGTTACAGGAAATAAAGGCGGATCTGGTCAAATAGTTTGGCCTGCTATAGATTTACCTTCTGATATTGATCGTATCGGAAATATAGCATCTAATAAATTAGTAATTTCTTCTCTTAATACAACATCAGGTTTATTTGAGGATTTAATTACTATTCTTTCTGGTGCTGTTCCTTCTGTTTCTATTAGTGGTTTGTCTAGTTTAACATTACCAGAAATAACAGCTGGAACAGTTTATGGTATATATGCTGGAACATCTAGTTTAATTCATACATTTTTTCCAGTTGGATCACAAGGATTTAATATATTTGTTGGTGAGGATGCTGGTAATTTTACTATGGATATTGCTGGTGGTGCCAGCACTAGATCTAGTTTTTTAACTGCTGTAGGACATGAAGCATTAAATGATGTTACAATAGGAACAGGATCTACTGCTGTAGGATTTCATTCTTTAACACATATGACATCTGGTGGTTATAATGATGCTTTTGGAGATGTATCATTATTTAGTTTACTTACTGGAACTTATAATTCTGCTTTTGGGCAAGGAAGTCAATATTCTAATGTATCTGGTATAGGAAATGTTTCAGTTGGAGTTGGTTCTTTATATACAAATATTTTGGGTAGTGGAAATATAAGTATAGGTCAACAATCATTATATAATGTTTTAACCGATGGAAATATTTGTATAGGTTATAAAGCTGGATTCCATGAGACAAGTGGAGCTAATAATTTTTATATAGATAATTATTTAGCAACACGAGCTAATTTAGCTGCTGATAGAGCTAATGCTTTAATGTATGGAGTATTTGGAGCTAATGCCGCGGCACAGACACTAAATATAAATGCAGGACAATTTGTTGTTTCTGGGGTTGGTCCTCATTCTATTGGTGGGGCTGTAATAGCAACAGCTCAATTATGTATTCAAGGAACATTTGCTCCTGCATCTAGTTCTCCTTATGGTTTTTATTTTATTCCAACATTAACTCCAAATGCTACTGCTGGTGCTCCAATAGGATTTGCAATTGTTCCTACTTTAACTTTAGTAAATGGATGGACAGTTACATCATATTGGGCTAATTATATTGGATCAGGAACAGTATTAGCATCAGGTGCTGCAACAATTACAACGGCTGCTCAACTTTATATTCCTGGTATTGTAACACCAGCAGCTGGTGTTACAATTACAAATAATTATGCATTATATGTTGGTTCTGGAACTTCATTTATTAATGGATATACACTTTTTGGAGCTAATATATATGTTATTGGAACTTGTGCTTCAGCCGGATTTTTAGTTGGAGCAACAGCAGGAATTGATACAACAATTACTACAGCAGGATTAGTTGGTAAGACTATTACAATTACTAAGGGCATTATTACTGGATTTGCTTAATTTATAAGGAGATAGTATGAGAAAAAGTATTATAATATTAATACTCTTAATATTATTTCCTATATATGTTTATGCACAACCTCCTGATAAGGGAGCTCTTATTGTTAAAACTGGTCCTGGAACTACAGCGACAACTACAACATGGTTGCCAATAGGAACTGATGGACAAGTTTTAACAGTAGATTCTTTAACTCCTATTGGAATCAAATGGAATACTCCTACTTCATCTGGGCCGGGGGCATCACTTCCGTCTGGTGCAATCTTTTTTCTTACATCTGGAATATGTCCTATTGGAACTACTGAAGCAAGTGATTTAAATGGTAAAACTTTATTTGGGACTGTAGTTGCTAATTCTGATGTTGGAAATATTGGAGGAAATGATGTAATAACTCCAACTGGATTAAACTCAGCGCCAGTATTTATAGGAGATTCTATAGTTTCATCTGGAACCTCTGGAGGAACATCATCTGGAACTATTGCATGGCCTGCTGGAGTCCCTATTTTTTCTGGAAATGCTTTAGCGACACATATTCATACATTTGGAACAATTGCTGTTGCTGCACATACAGTTGTTGCAACAAAACAAGGTGCGTCTGCTGGAAATGTTGTAACAACAGCAACTCATACTGTATCAGGTTCTACTCAAGCAATTACAGCAGGAACTCCGTCAGGAACAATTGCGTGGCCAGCTGGAGTTCCAATTTTTGCTGGATCTGTATTAGCAACTCATACACATACAACTACAGCAACAGGATCTGTTTCTGCACCATTATTTACAGGCGCACAGTTTGATAATCGTTCAGCGTATATAAAAGTAATCTTTTGTAGGGTTAACTAAAGGAGGTAGTGTGAAAAACTTACGGCATGGATTGTTTACCGCATTATTGTTATCATTACCTGGTATTGCATATGCTAGTGTTCCTATTTATATTCCAACTTGTTATACCTGTTGGTATGAATGGGGAATGCCGTGGTGGTGGTGTCAGTTACAGTTTCTTTGCCCTTGGTGGTAATATTAAATGTTATTATTTAATATTTTAATTATTTCTAATTTATCTTTATCAGTTATAGATTTATCTCAATCACTTTATTATATAAACAATGGAAGAGCTTATGAAGTTAATCCTATATTAAGATTATATCAAAATAAATCAATTACATTTATTACGGTTAAAATGAGTGCAGATATAGCAGTAACAGGATATTTTATTTGGTTACATAAAAAATATCCAAAACGTGCATTAATTGGTCTTATAGCATTAAATGTTATTAAGACCGGAGTTGTAGTTCATAATTATCAAGTGATGAGGAAGTAAATGGGAAAGGTTATAGAAATGCCGGAACAGCAACCGCCACAGCTGACTATTGAAGACTTTCAAAAACAAATAGGAGCAATGTCAGTTCAGATGATGATGATGTCAAAAACTATAGAACAGTTAAATGCTAGAATAAAAGAACTTGAATCTACTGAATCTTAAAAAGCTAATTAAATCTTTCTGTTCTCGAAAGAGAATGGTCTAACAAGACTGGAAAGAAAAAATGAAGAACATGTTTGGTGTGTTACATTCTCTCACTGATTTGGATCTTACTTTACTTACTACATTTAAAAAGATTTGGTTAGATCCTGCTAATGGATCTGATCAGCGTGATGGAACTACTCTTAAAACTGCTGTAGCTACTTTAGAACAGGCATATGCTTTAGCCACTACTGGTAAAAATGATACTATTATGTTAGTATCAGATGGTGCATCAACTTCTACAGCAAGAGTTGATACAGCATTTACTTGGGCTAAAAATGCTACTCATTTAGTTGGAGTCACTCCTGATTTAATTTTAGGACAGAGAGCTAGAATTGCTCCAAATACTACTACAGTTGGAGCATCAACTAATAAAGATTATGTTACTGTTACTGGGCATGGTTGTTACTTTAAAAATATTCAGATTTGGGCAGGATTTGCTACAGGTATAGCAGCTACAGTTGCTTTAGCTGTTAGTGGAACTAGAAATTTATTTAAAAATTGTCAGATTGTTGGACATGCAGATGCAGTTTCTGCGGCTGATACAGCTTCAGCATCTCTTGCTTTAAAAGCTTCAGAAAATCAATTTGTTGATTGCACTATTGGGACAGATACAATTCTTCGTTCTGTTCTTAATTCATCTGTTCTTTTCTCAGGTGGTGCTGCTCGTTCTATGTTTACTAATTGTCATTTTCCAATTTATACAAGTGATGTTACTTCTTTACTCTTACAGGTTCGTGCTGCTTCTCCCAATGGTGCTGATCGAGAAACAGTATTTGATAATTGTTCATTCATGAATATCACTGGTATTACTTCTGCTGTTACTCTTGCGGCAGTTTGTAAGTCAGTAGCATCAGGGATTAATGGATATTTTGTTATGAAGGATTGTGTTCGTGTTGGAATTACTGATTGGGGTACTGACGCTACTTCATTAGCAAAAATACAGGTTTGCGGTGCTGGAACTGGTGGAACTGCTGCTGATGATGTTGGACGTGCTGCTCCTGCTGTTGCTTCGTAATTAACTAAATAAAGTAGGAAACTAAAATGGCTGAAAACGAGATCCAGGATTCTCAGATTCCTGAACGTAATGATGATGCTTTTGGTTCATCAGATGATGAAAAAGCTGATGTAGCTTTATTAGGGGAAGAAGATAAATCTAAAAAAGAATCTGATGAGGATGAACCAAAAGAGTTAATAACTGAACTCCCTGATGAATTTGATGAAGAACCTGATAAAGATGAAGAAGAAGATAAAGAAGAGGATTACAAAGGAACTAAACCTCGCCCTGCATTTAAGGATGTAAAGGCAAAGTTTCCTACTTTATTTAAAGAATTTCCTGCTCTTAGAGAAGCTTTCTTTAGGGAACAAAAATTTACTGAAATGTTTCCTACAGTTGAAGATGCTTCAGAAGCAGCAGGAAAAGCTGAAGCATTTGATCATATTGAGGCTTCTTTACTTCAGGGTTCAGCTTCAATGCTTCTGGATGGGATTGAAAAAGCTGATCCAGAAGCTATGAATAAGATAGCTAATAATTTTCTTGGGGATATTTATAAACGCTCTCATGATTTATACTATCAGATAACTACACCTATTGTTAATCGCTTAATTCAATCTTTGCATGAAGAAGGTAAAAGATCAAGTAATGAAAATTTAACTAATTCAGCAATGAATTTAGCTAATTTTCTTTATGGGTCTCCTAATATTCCTACTACTACGCAAAGGCAAGAAGATCCTAGATTAGAAAATGAACGTAATAAATTAGCACAGGAGCGTGCTAAATTACAACAGGATAGATTTATTGAGGGTAGAGGAACTGTAGAAGAATCTATTATAAGAATTTTAAATACTGAGATTAAATCCGGATTAGACCCACAAGTATTTTCTGAAACTATTCAGGATATGCTTTCCGAACGAATTCAAAAGAAGGTTGATGAGGCTATTGCTTCAGATCCCAACCACCTGAAACTTATGAATTCGTTATGGAAACGTGCTGAACAATCTGGATTTAATAGAGAATCGCTTTCGAGAGTTAGAGCCGCGTATCTCGAACGCGCAAGGCAACTAATGCCAGCGATTCGTGTTAAAATTAGATCTGATGCTATCGCTTCTAAAAAAGCTGCTAGTGCAGCTAAGGATAAGGTTATTAATCCAAGATTACAGTCATCTGGAAAAATCCCATCAGGTAAATCTACTCCATCTGCAAAAGTTGTAGATTGGAATAAGACATCTGATGAAGATTTTCTAAATGATAAAATAACACTTAAAAGGTAAATTCAAATGGCATTAACTGAAACTGGTGTTGCGGCTCTTGAACTTGAACGGGTTAGTGATAAGGTTCCAGCCTTATTTGATCGTGATGCTACTTTCTATTCAATGATAGAAAAGCGTCAGGTTGAAAAGGTTTCTAATCGTGATATGAGAGTTCCACTTGAATTACGTCCGGGTGGAAATTTCGGTCATTATGATCCCGATGGTGGAGATTTAGGAACTGCTGGAGGTCCGAGTTTTGATAAGGCAGTTATTAATACTGTTCATCTTAAGCATGGTATTCAGTGGACTAAAAAAGCTGAATGGGCTACAGATGATACTCGTAAAGCAGTATTAAATACTGTTCGTCATTTACTTGCAAAGGGAATGAGTGAATTTCGTCGTAATGTTGATTCTCTTTGCATGACTTCTGGAACAGGAATTTTAGCTACTATTACTTCTGTTTCTACTGCTGCTGGTGTTGATACTTATACTTTAACAACTGATGGATTTGGTGCTCGTTTACTTCGATATGGAATGCCCATTGCTGTTATGGATGCAACTCTTGCAACTAATAGAACAGCGGGAACTGATACTCCATTAACATTTGTTGATTATGCTAATAAAACTGTTAAATGCGCTGCTGTAACTGGTGCTGCTGCAACAGATAAAATTGTTGTTGGTGGTTTAGGTAATGTTACTGGTGCTAGTGTTATTTCTTTGTTAGGTGTTCCATATCATCATTCTAGTGCTGCTACAGGTTCTTGGTTAGGATTTACTCGTTCAGCTACACCTGAAATTCGTGCAAATAGAGTTAATGCTTCTGCGGCATTATCTCTTTCTCATGCTCGTCTTGCACTTAATAAGGTTGCAGATCGAACTGGTATTGATAATGGATTTAAACCAATTGCTTGTATGCACCCTTGTCAGCAACAGGCTTATGAAGAATTAGGTCAGTTAGCTTCAGTTATTCAGAAGTCTGCAAAAGATGAGTCTCTTGATCTTTATTTTGGCAATAATATGCAGATGGCTGGAGCGCCTGTTAAGATTTTCCAGTCTTGGGATAAGACTCGTATTGATTTTATTATGCAGTCTGTTTGGGGCCGTGCAGAAATGCATCCTGCTGGTTTTTATGAAGTTGATGGTAGGAAAATATTTGAATTGCGCGGAGCTTCAGGTGGTGTAGCCACTTCTCAGATATTCTATATTGTTGCATCATTTAATTTATTCGTTAATAATCCAGCGGCTTGCTCTTATATTGATGGTCTTACTGTCCCAACTGGTTATTAATAAGGAATAAAGGAAAAATAAAATGGCATTAACTGAAGTTGATTGGCAGTTGTTAACTTCTCCTGGTGGGAGAATGAAATCTATTGATGGTGGTTCTGTTGCATCTGTAGCAGGAACACAGCCAGCAGTTACAGGATTAATTACTAGAATTACTGGAACTGAAGCTATTGTTACCCTTACTTTACCCTATGCTGAATTTTCAGGAACAATAATTCTTATTCCACTTGCGGCATTTACCTGGACTGCTGCTGGTAATATCGCAGTTCTTGGAACTGCTGTAGCATATAGGGCATTGCATATGACTTATTGCCAGGCTACTAGCAAATGGTATCCCTCATACGTTTAGGTAGGTAATTCTTCAAAGGGAGAGGGAT